ATGCCTGAGAAAGTCGTAGAAACTGAAAAGCAGGAGCGCACGGAAACGCCAGCCCCTGCAACCCCGCCTGTCGATAAGGAAGCCTTGCGGCAGGAAACCTTAAACGCGGAAAAAGCACGCCGCACCGAGATTCGTAATCTGTTTGAAGGCCACGCGGATCACATCGAAGTGCGTGATCAATGTCTGGATGACCCCAAAATTGATATTCATGAAGCGCGTAAGCTGCTGCTGGATGCGATTGGCAAAGATGAAAAGCCAGCTGCAAACGGTCAGCGCATCGAGATGGGTGAAACCGATGTCGATAAATTCAGCCGTGCGGCGGAAGATGCGATTGCTTTCCGTGCCGGTATCGCTGATGACAACGTGCAGCGCACCGAGCTTTATGGCTACACTCTGTTTGAGATGGCGCGTAAATGTCTTGAGCTGCGCGGTATCCGCACCGAGCGGATGGATAAGCGCGAGCTGGTCGGGCGTGCCTTTACCCATAGTACGTCAGACTTTCCGAAGATTCTGGAGAATAATTCCCGCAAAGCCATGCTGCGCGGCTATGAGGAAGCCGAGGAAGTCTTCCCGCGCTTTACCCGCACTGGCAATCTTTCGGATTTCAAGCAGCATAGCCGTGTGGGTATGGGCACGTTTGATACGCTGGATGAGATTCCCGAAAGCGGTGAATATAAGCACGGCACGATCGGTGAACGGGCGGAAAGCATCAAACTGGCCACCTACGGCAAGCTGTTCTCCATTTCCCGCCAAGCCATCATCAATGATGATTTGAGTGCCTTCACCGATATCCCGCGCAAGATGGGCCGCGCTGCTGCTCGCACCGTGGGTGATCTGGTGTTTGCAATCATCAATGCCAACCCGACCATGAGCGATGGCACGACGCTCTTCCACGCGAACCATAACAATCTTGCAGGTTCCGGCGCTGCACCGAGTGCTGCCACAGTGGGTGCTGGTCGTACTGCCATGCGGACACAGAAGGACGGTAAGGCAACGCTCAATATTCCGCCTTCCTTCTTCCTTGTTCCTGCGGCGCTGGAGGACACGGCCAAGGTGTTGATGATGTCGGAAACCGACCCATCCAAAACCAACAGCCGCGTTCCGAACCCGGTTCGCAATGCAGCAGAGGTGGTGGTGGATGCACGTCTCGACGTGGCTTCGCTCACCGCATGGTACCTGCTGGCCGATCCGAATCGTTTCGATACGATCGAAGTGGGCTATCTGGATGGCGTGGCTGCGCCGTTCCTCGATCAGCAGGATGGTTGGACGATCGACGGTGTCGAATACAAGGTACGCATCGATGCGGCGGCAGCGCCTCTCGAATTCCGCACCATGTATAAAAACGGCGGTGGCAGTTAAGTCTTCACGTTAATCCAACCCTAAACACAGCAGCTTCTGGCTGCTTTTTTTATGCCTAAACTCAAGGAGAAAACCTATGGCAACTAACTTTATTCAGGAGGGAAAAGCCCTCAATTACACACCATCCGGCGCTGATGTGTCGTCGGGTGATCTGGTGGTCATCGGTACCATTGCCGGGATTGCCAAAACCGACATTGCCGATGGCAAGACCGGTGCGGTGCATGTGTCCGGTGTATTCAGCGTGGCCAAAGCCACCGGTGCCATTACACAGGGGGCAAAGCTCTATTGGAGCAGCGCCAACAGTAATCTTACCACGACCGCATCCGGTAATACGTTGGTGGGTGTGGCAGCGGCAGCTGCGCTTTCAGCCGATGCAACGGTTCCACTACTTCTCAATGTGGGTCTCTAAACCATGGCATTTATTGAGGATATGCAGGAGCGCGATCTGGCGCTCCTGCAGGCGCTGGATGGACGCGAGGTAACCTATACGCCGGATGGTGGGTCGCCTCGCGTCATTTCCGGCATGCTGCAGGCCTTTTCGGAGCTGGCCAGTGGTGAAACGGTGGACGTGGTGGTCGCCAGCCCGGTGCTGTCGGTACGCACCATCGATATTCCAGAGATTCAAACCGGAGATCAATTCACCATCGATGGTCAGGATTACGAAGTGGCAGTCATTCAGCCCGATAGTGAAGGCATCACCGAATTAATGTTGGAGAAACTATGAAACACGCACGCACTCAGATTCGCAATGCGGTCTCCACTTTGCTCAAGGGCAATACGAGCGCAGGCAACAATGTTTATGAAGCGCGGATTTACCCGATTAATGATCCGAAGTTACCGGCTTTGCTTATTTACACCAAGCAGGAGACCGTGGGCCAGCAATCCATGAGCCGTCCCCGCACGCAGCAGCGCGAGTTGTTCGTCACGGTGGAGGCGTATGTCAAGGCACGCGGCAATGTCGACGAAGATACCGATGAGCTGGCAATGGAAATTGAGCAGATGATCGCTGCCGATCCCAGCTTAGGCGGGCTGGTGAAAGATACTTCGCTGGATACCACCGAAACACAGTTTTCCGATGATGGGGAACGCCCCATTGCGGTGGCAATCCTTACTTTCTCGGTGCTGTACACCGTCAAGGAACATGAGCCGCACATACTGACGTAAGCCTCCGAAGTCAGTGGCTCATGGCTGGGCAGTCCCTTCGCGGGGGCTGCCTTTTTTTATTTCAACGTTAAACCAAGGAGAAACACTATGGCAACTCACGCTGGTAGCGAGGGTAAGGTCTTTATTGGATCGAACCAAGTCGCTGAAATCAAATCATGGTCGATGGAGGTTACCTCCGATACCGTGGACGCTTCCATCATTGGTACTGCATGGCGGAAGAATCAGGCAACCATCAAAGGCTGGTCGGGCAGCTTTGAGGGTTTCTGGGATGAAACCGACACGATGGGGCAAGGCGCTCTGTCTGCCGGAGGCACGGTGACACTGAATCTGTATCCGGAAGGTGACGATACTGGAGCCACCTACTGGAGCGGTGATGCGATCATCACGTCCATTTCCTACAACGCATCGTTTGACGGAATCGTTGAAGCCTCCTTCAGCTTTACCGGCACTGGTGCGCTGTCTGAACAAACTGTTTCTGCATAAGGAGGAGTCATGAGTGTTATTAATCGTGCTACTTCTCACTATGCGAAGCAGGAAAGACTGATTATCGCCGTACCCGAATGGGGTGATGAGTCCGGCCCACTGGAAATCCATGTGTTTCCGATGACGATGGCCGAGGTCAATATGATGCAGAAGGTCGCCAGTAAAAAGGCCAGCAACATCGAACAGGCCGCCAATATCATCGTGGTAAAAGCCAAGGATAAGGATGGCAAACGCCTCTTTAGTCTCAGCGATCGTGACAAGCTGATGCAGGAAGCCGACTACCGTGTCGTTTCCCGCATCGCCGAGCGCATCGAGGAGCATTTCTTCGGCGATATGGAGACCCATAAGGGAAACTCCGACGCGACCCAACCCGCAGAAACCAACTAGCGCTGGCATGGCGACTTTCCCGGCCTTTGGCCGAGATTGAAGCCATGTCTCCGCAACAATTCATGGAGTGGGTCGCCTTTTTTGAACTTCAAACAGAACAGATGAGTAAACGTCATGGCAAGATTCGGTAGTGCAGAATTTGTCATCCGTGCTGTCAATCAAACGCAGAAAACCTTCGCCCAGATTGGTCAGGGCGTGGACAATATGGATAGGCGTTTCGGCAAGCTCGGACGTGGGTTGCAGCGCATCGGCGGGCTTATGGCTACCGCCTTTGTGGGTAAGCAGATCGTGGACACGATCACCAAGTTCGAGAAGCTGGAAGCGAGCTTGCGGACAATAACCGGATCGGCAGAGAAAGCCGGTGTTGCCTTCGGGTTTATTCAGGAATTTGCAGCCACCACGCCCTTCCAGCTGGAGGAAGTGACCGATGCCTTTATCAAGTTGAAGGCGCTGGGTCTAACACCTTCTGAGGATGCACTGACCTCTTACGGCAATACTGCCACGGCGATGGGTAAAAGTCTCAATCAGATGATCGAGGCCGTCGCCGATGCCGCCACCGGCGAGTTTGAGCGCCTGAAGGAGTTTGGTATTAAATCCAAAAGCCAAGGTGATCAGGTGACGTTCACCTTTCAGGGTGTCAGCACCACGGTCGGCAAAAATGCCAAGGAAATCGAGGCGTATCTGCAAAGCATCGGCAACGTGCAGTTTGCCGGAGCGATGCAGGAGCAATCCAAAACCCTGAATGTCGCTCTCTCCAATATGGGTGATGCGTTTTCCAAGTTGGTGAAGGCGATCGGTGATGCCGGTTTGACCGATCTTCTCACAGCCATCGCCAACGGTATTAAGTGGCTGGCCGAGCAGATCACCAATTCGATCGAACCTTTCAAATTGGGTTTTAAGGCGATTGTTGCCGAGGTGATCAAGTTCGGGAATTTGTTTATTGCCGTATTCAAGGGCGTGGGCGGTGCCTTTAATGCGTTTGGTGAGGCCATTTCTGGCCGGTTTGAAGCACTGGGAAAAGACTTGGCTGCCTTCATTGAAAACCCGCTGGGCGGCGTTTCCTTTGAAAACACCCGCGCCGCGCTGGAAACCGGCCTGCTGGATGCGATGGGCAATGCCTTCGACAAGGCGCTGGCGGAAGCGCGGGAATTCAACACCGCGATCGATGGAGAGATTCAGGACGCCGCTTCCAAGATTTACGAAGCACGGCAGAAGAAAAATGCATCGCTGGCAGATCTGTTTGAAGAAACAGAAACACCAGAAAAAACCGAGGAAACCAACAAACAGACGGAGAAGTTCACCAAACTGCAGCAGGAAGCGCAGCGCATCATCGATGCCACCCGCACTCCGCTGGAAAATTATAACAAGGAGATGGAGCTGCTCAACAAGCTACTGAAGGAAGGCCACATTAATCAGGAAACCTTCGGTCGCGCCATGGAACAGGCACAGGAGAAGCTCAAAAAATCCTCGAAAAAAGCCGGTGATGTGATCGGCGACAGTTTCGGCGATTTGGGCAAAACCATGGAAGGCACCGTGGCCGATGCGCTCGATGGCATTAGTGGCCGGTTTGATAGCTTCGGCGATTTTACCAAAGGCTTCCTGTCTGATCTGAACCGCCAGCTACTGCAATTTGCCCTGAAGGATTTGGGCATCACCGGCGAAGGTGGAATTATCGGACAGATATTTGGCGGCATCAGTGGCCTGTTTAGTGGCTCCAGTGGTGGCGGTGGCGGCTTCGGCAGCCTTCTGTCAAGCGTGGGCAGCTTTTTCGGTGGATTCTTCGCCGATGGCGGCACGCTGAAAGCCGGTCAGTTCGGCGTTGTGGGTGAGAACGGGCCGGAGCTGGCATTTGCCGGATCACAGCCCATGCAGATCATGCCCAATGCTGGCGCACCTATTACCATCAACATGAACGTCCAGACACCGGACGTGCAGTCATTCCGCAAGAGCCAAGGGCAAATTGCGGCGGATATGGCGCGGTCGGTGGAACGAGCAAGGAGAAATTTATGAGCGACTTTGCAGAAGTACAGTTTCCGAATGATATTGCCTACGGTGCCAGCGGTGGGCCGATGTTTCTTACCGATGTGGTAACGACCGTATCGGGCTATGAGCAGCGCAACAGTAAATGGAGCCAGTCACGCGCCAAATACAATGTCGCTTCCGGCGTGAAGACCGAAACGCAGTGGCAGACATTGATTGCCTTTTTCCGTGCGCGGCGCGGCAAGGCGGTGGGCTTCCGCTTCAAGGATTGGAGCGACTACAAGGCCGAGAATATGCAAATCGGCGTGGGCGACGGTAGCACCACCGAATTCCAGTTGGTGAAGATTTATGCCAGCGGCCCGGTGGCCGTTTCCCGCAATATTACCAAACCGGTGGCCGGAACGGTGGACATTTACGTCGATTCGATACTGCAAAGCAGTGGCGTGAGCGTGGATACCACCACCGGCATCGTGACCTTAAGCTCGGCCCCTTCCATGGATGAAGAGATCACTGCTGATTTTGAATTCGATGTACCGGTGCGCTTTGACACCGATGAGATGGCCATTTCGATGGACAGCTTCGATGCAGGCAACTGGAGCAGCATTCCGCTGATTGAGGTACGCGTATGAGAGTAATTTCCCCGCAACTGGAATCCCATTTTGAAGGCGGCATGACCCAGCTTGCCACCTGCTGGCTGATCACCCGGCAGGATGGCGTGGAGATAGGATTCACTGACCATGATAAACCGCTCATCTTCGATAGCACGGATTATGATTCGATCGCCGGATTTACACCCACAACAGTGGAAAACAAATCCAATATGTCGGTCGACAATCTCGATGTGGAAGGTCAGATTTTCCCTTCCAAGATTACCGAGGAAGATCTGCTGGGCGGTCTCTACGATTACGCCGAGATTGAGATTTTCGTGGTTAATTATGCCAATCTCACACAGGGCAAATTGGTGGTCAAGCGCGGGCGGCTGGGTGAAGTCAATCTAAGTAGCCAGATGTTTCAGGCAGAGGTACGCGGCCTGACACAGCATTTAAGCCAGACCATTGGCGAGGTGTTTTCTCCATCCTGCCGCGCCATTCTCGGCGATGGCCGGTGCAAGGTGACGCTGACCGGGTTCACCGCCTCCGGCACCGTTACCGAAATCACCAACAACCAGACATTCAAAGCCAGTGCCCTTACGCAGGATGCCGGATGGTTTACCGGTGGCGAGGTGGTTTGGACATCCGGCCATAATGATGATCGGCGCATGGAGGTGAAGGAGTTTGCTTCCACTCAGGTGGTGTTGGCTTTGCCGATGGGTAAGAGCATTCAGGTGGGCGATACATTCAGCATCATCGCCGGGTGCGATAAAACTCGTGAGACCTGCCAGAGCAAGTTTTCCAACATCATTAACTTTCGTGGTGAGCCGGATGTACCGGGAACGGATGCGATTCTTACCACGGCAGGCACGATGGATAAAACCAACCGAAATGGATGATAGGCAATGAATACAATCAAACCGGAACAGATTATCGCACAGGCCCGCACATGGCTGGGAACGAAATACCATCATCAGGGACGACTGAAGAAGTCCGTACACGGCCCCGGTGGAGTGGATTGCCTTGGGCTGGTGATTGGAGTGATCGACGAGCTGGGGATGCAGGATGGCACCGGCAAGGCACTGGTGCATGCGGATGAGTTTAACTACTCGATGTATCCCGAACGTGGCAGGCTGGTGGGAAGCATCAGCAAACATTTGCGGCAAGTGCCGGTGGAACAGATGCGTGTGGGCGATCTGCTCCTTTTTCGCACGTTCAAAGACCCGCAGCATGTGGGTTTGCTTACCGATTACCCCGGTGGAGGCCAAGAAAACCAATGGGGCTTGATTCATTGCAATTCCAGCGCCGGTCAGGTGGTGGAGCAGCCGCTTTCCATGACATGGGTGAAGATGCTGACGCATGTATATCGTTTCAAAAAGAAGCAACTCAAATCGATTAAGTAAAAACTATGGCTGATATTGTTTTACCTGTTGTCGGTGGCGTGACCGGATTCGTGCTGGGCGGCCCCTCCGGTGCCATTCTGGGTGCCAATCTGGGGAGTATGGCGGCCAGCACCTTTTTTCCGAAGACGCAGCGCGTGCAGCTGCCGACGCAGGAAGGCCCGCGCCTTGCCGATCTACGGGCGCAGACTTCGACTTACGGCAACATGATCCCGAAAGTGTATGGCACCATGCGGCTTGCCGGAAATGCGATCTGGGCCACCGATATCAAGGAGGTGAAAAGCGAAAAGACGACCACGCAAACCAGTTCCGGTGGCGGCAAAGGCGGTGGCGGTGGGAAAACCACGACCAGCCAGACCACCGTGACTTACGAGTATTTTTGCACGCTGGCGATCGCCATCTGCGAAGGCCCGATCGATGAAGTGATTCGCGTCTGGGCCGACAGCAAGGTGCTAACCGAGGATGTGCTTTCTGCCGCGCAGGGGAAATACAACGTCCATCTGGGCGATGAAGAGCAGCTGGTCGATGACATTATGGCCAAATACCTCACGGCTGGCACCATTCCGGCCTATCGTGGCATGGCCTATGTGGTGATTGAGGATTTTCCGCTGGCCGAATATGGCAACCGTATTCCTAACTTTACCTTTGAGGTGCGCCGGTCGGTGAAATTCACGCCTTCGGTCGAAGACAAAATCAAAGATATCGTCATGATTCCCGGTGCAGGCGAGATGGTGTATAGCACCAGCGTGCAAACCAAGCAGGATGGCTATTTTGAGTATTTCGGCGGCGCATTCACACCCTCCGGAGATAAAAAGCTGATCAACATGCATAACTACGAAGGCACCGCCGATGTGCTGGTGGCTGTCGATCAGGCGATAGACGTATTGCCGAATCTGGAATGGGTGGCGGTGGTGGTGACATGGTTTGCCACTTCGACCGATGCCGGTGCTTGCGAGATTATTCCCAAGGTAGAGTTTCATGGCACCACGCAAGTGCTGCCGCAGGATTGGAGCGTGGCGGGCATTAGCCGCGCCTCTGCTCAGGTCGTGTTGCAGTTTGATGCCGATACGCCAACCTATGGCGGCACGCCTTCTGATCATACGGTGGTGCAGATCGTCGATCACCTGAAGTCCAAGGGGCTGAATGTGATGCTGTATCCGATGGTTTTTGTGGATACGATCACGCCGGTGCCGAAGCCGTGGCGTGGGCGTATTGCACCGGCCAATGCTACCGATGCGGCCAGCTGGTTTACCAAAACCAATGGCTATAACACTTTCATCACCCATTATGCGAATCTGGTGAAAAACAAGGTGGATGCGTTTGTCATCGGCTCCGAGCTGATCGGCATGACAGGTTACACCAACACGGCAGGAAATTATCCGGCAGTCAGCCAGTTGGTGAGCCTTGCCGCCACCGTCAAAGGCATCATGGGCGGCAGCACGCTGCTGACCTATGCTGCCGACTGGAGCGAGTATCACAGCGTGAATGGCTGGTTTAACCTCGACCCGTTATGGGCCAGCGCCAACCTCGACTTTGTGGGAATCGACAGCTATTTTCCGCTCACCGAAGATCTGCCGCAGATTCAGATCACCGAGGATTTAATCAAGGAATATTGGGAAAAAGGCGAAGGCTGGGATTATTATTATGCCGACTCGGTCAACCGTACCGGCAAGACCAGCTATGGTGGAAACGCCGCCTATGCGTGGAAGAATCTGGAGTATTGGTGGTCGCATACGCATACCAACCCGGATAGTAGCGGCACCGGCTGGACTGCTAAAATGAAACCGGTGTGGTTCACTGAGTTCGGCTTTCCCAGCGTGGATGGCTGCACCAACCAGCCCAATGTGTTTTACGATCCAACCAGTTCGGAGAGCTTCTTTCCGCGTGGTTCTAAAGGTCGGGTGGATTTTCAGGCCCAGCGCGAGGCGCTCAATGCCACGCTGGATTATCTGGAAGCCCGGAATCAGGAGAGCGGCAATGCCAATCTGGTGCCACGCCGGTTTATCTGGACGTGGGATGCACGGCCATTTTCCTTCTGGCCTGATCTGGAAGGTGTTTGGCAGGATTCCATCCTGTGGGCCACCGGCCACTGGATAAACGGTAAGCTGGGCAATTCCACGTTGGGTGCGATCGTCGGCGAGCTGCTGCAGGCTGCAGGTCTTACTGCCAGCGATTACGATGTTACCCGGCTGACCGATACGGTGGAGGGTTTTATCCTCGATCGGCCCATTACGGTACGCAATGCGCTGGAATATCTCACTTCGGCATTCTTCTTCGATATCGTCGAAAGCGATGGCATCTTAAAATGCGTGCCGCGTGGCAATGAGTCCGTGAAGTCGGTGCCGGAGGGTGACCTGATTCCCAGCGGGAAAAGTGGCGTGCAGGAAATCCTGCAAATCACCTATGCGCAGGAATTGGAGTTACCGCAGCGAGTGAATGTGACCTATCTCGATCGACCTTTCAATTACGATCCGGTGACGCAAACCTCGCAGCGCCAGACGGTGAAGGCGGTGGATCAGGTCACGGTGAATCTGCCGATTGTGATGGGCGCAACGCACGCCAAGCAGATCTCCGACATCACGCTTTACGGCACATGGAAGGAACGCACCAGCTTCACACTAACGTTGCCGCCCAAATATGTGCGGGTGGAGCCGACCGATATTATCACCATCACCGTCAACAACGTGCCGCATGAGATGCGCGTGGTGAAGACGGACATGGATAGCAATGGGGTGATGAAGATTGATGCGGTGGCTGAGGATATTAGTTCCTATGATTTCTATACCCCACCGGGCGAAACCAGCTCTAACCTCCAGCCTCCGGTGTTGGTGCCGGGTACGATCGTGCAATTCATCGATGCGCCACCGCTGCCGAGCGATACCGTGCCGAATCAAGGGCTGTTACGGATTGGTGTGGCGGCGGATGGCCCGAACTGGAACGGTTCGGCGGTTTATCGCTCCGATGATGGTGGCGAGGCTGGTGGCAACAGTTTCGCGTTGCTGGCCGGTCTTGATGGGGCTGCGACTTTCGGCGCGATCATCACCAATCTGCCTTCTGGCCCATTTGAAACATGGGATGAGGTCAATGAGGTGGAAGTGATTCTTACCTCCGGTTCGCTGGCATCCGTGAACGAGCTGGCCGTATTCAACGGGGCCAATGCTGCCTTGATTGGTGATGAGCTAGTGCAATTTCAAAATGCCCAGCTGATCGGCGAAAGCACCTATAAACTGACCCGGCTGCTGCGTGGCCGCCAAGGAACGGAATGGGCGATCGGTGGCCATGCGGCTGGCAATCGGTTTATCCTGATTACACCGGCGCTTTACACCACGGCGATCGCCAATAACCTAATTGGGCGTGAGCTGTTCTATAAGGCGGTGAGCGTTGGCAATACCCTATCCACTACGGATGAAATGCCATTTGCCTATACCGGGCGAAACCTGAAGCCTTTCGCGCCGGTGCATGTGAAAGGCACGCGTAACGGTTCCGGTGATCTCACGATCAACTGGATACGCCGCTCCCGTGTTGATGCCGAATGGCGCGATGGTGTGGGCATCCCGCTGGGCGAGGAAACCGAAGCCTATGAGGTGGATATTCTCAATGGCAGTACGGTGGTGCGAACCATCGAGGTTACCAGCCCGATTGCCAGCTACAGTGCCACCGATCAGGCCACGGATTTCGGCAGCGCACAGAGCAGCGTGGATGTGAACATCTACCAGCTTTCGGCGGTGGTGGGCCGTGGTTACGCAGCGGAAGCCAGTATTTAATCATTAACCCAAGGAGAAAACCATGTCCTCAACCGGAAGGCTGGGCTTGCCGTATATTGTCACGGCGCAGGCCCAGAAGGAAGTGACGCACAATGAGGCGCTGAACCGCCTCGATGTATTCGTGACACCGGTGGTAGCCGATATAGCGGATGCACCACCGGGCAGCCCCTCGTTAAGTGATCTCTATATCGTTGGCACCAGCCCTTCCGGGGCTTTCACCGGCCATGCAAATGAACTAGCGCAGTACCAAACCGGTGGCTGGGTCTTCTATGCCCCGTTCAAGTGGATGGATGCGGTGGTGGAAAGCCTCGATAGTCGCATGGCTTACGATGGCTCTGGCTGGGTGCCGTTCGGCCTGATTATGAAGGATAGTGGCGAATATTTACGAATTGGGAGCTGGCAAGAAGATGTTGATTTAAGCGTGGCCACCAATACCACCACCAATATTCCGGATCGCTCCAGCGTGCTGGCGGTCAATACGCGAGTGATGACCGCCATTACCGGCACGGTGACCACCTTTGGCGTGGGCGTGTCCGGCGATACGTCCCGCTATGGCAATGGCATCGGTAAAGGGCAGGATTCGACCAATACCGGCATGAGCTATCATCCGGTGACCTATTACAGCGATACGCCGGTCTTACTCACGCCGGATAGCGGCTCTTTCAGCACTGGCGTGGTGAGAATCAACGTCCAGTACATCAAACCACACGGCCCATGGAATTGGTAAGGAGAAACCTATGGAAACACTATTCATTATTGCCTGCATGATCATGAGTGGACTGCTCGTCTGGGGAATCGGCTGGTACTGCCTGCTGGCCGGTGGCATCGCCACGGCTTTTATGATGCTGCTTTTTAGGATCGCCAGCCACAATTAATCAAACACAACGAACCAACCAATGACCCGCCTTTGAGCGGGTTTTTTTATGTCCGGAGGAACCCATGGCAGAAAAACAAACACACAGCGAAAACACCAGCCTGCCGATGCATGTGGCCGTTTGTCAGGAGCGCTACAAGTCGCTGGAACGCCGTCTTGCTCGTCTTGAGAAAATCATCTGGTGGTGGGGAACCATGATCGTCACCGGCCTCATCGGAATCATCATCAAATTAACAATCACTAATGGAGGTATTTAATCATGGTTACATTACTCGGATCACTTATTGGCTTCATCAGTGCGGCATTTCCCGACCTATTGAAGATCTGGCGCGACGCTGCTGATCGCAAACACGAGCTGACCATACTGCGTCTGCAGATGGAACAGGCCGCACAGGGACACCAGCAACGGCTGGAAGAAATCAACGCACAGGCGGATATTGCTGAATCAAAGGCGCTCTACAAGACGTATTATTCCGGTATCAAGTGGGTAGATGCGCTGAACGGTACGGTGCGACCTGTTCTCGCTTACTGTTTTTTCCTTCTCTACTTCACGATCAAGTGCATGCAGTTCGCTATGGTTGACCTAGGCAATCCGCTGCCTTGGCACATGGATATGCTGTGGTCGACGGAAGATCAGGCAATCTTCGCAGGCATCATCAGCTTTTACTTCGGCCAACGTGCCATGTGTAAAGTACGGAGCGGGAAATGAGGCATATCACAAAAAATGGCATCGATCTCATCAAATCATTTGAAGGCTTTGAATCGGAAATCTATCTGGATGCAGCTGGCCTGCCGACCATCGGTTATGGTCACCTGATCCGAAAGGGTGAGCATAAGATGTTTGAAAATGGCATCAGTGAAGCTGCAGGCGAAGCACTTTTGATTAAAGATGTGCTGGCTGCAGAAAATGCTGTGCTGCGGTTAATCAATGTGCCACTGACAGATGGCCAGTTTGATGCACTGGTGTCGTTTACCTTCAATCTGGGCGGTGGTGCCCTCCAGCGCTCCACACTCCGTCGCAAGGTCAATCGTGAAGAACACGAAGATGTCCCTGCCGAATTCATGCGCTGGGTATGGGCCGGTGGCCGGAAGCTAAAAGGGTTGGTACGCCGGAGAGAAGCTGAAGCTATCCTTTATCAGGCATTATAA